ACGACCCCTCAACCATCCGGGTCGCACCCGCGTGAGCCAGATCATCGAACGCCACGCCATCCGCCTCGCGGGTGGCTTGTTGGCCCGTCCAGTCCTGCCAGCGCCGCACGATCACGTCCGCATACTTCGGGTCGAGCTCGATCAGCCGCGCCACGCGCCCGGCCTTCTCGGCGGCGATCAGGGTGGTGCCGGAACCGCCGAAGGGGTCGAGCACCACATCACCCGGTCGGCTGGAGTTGCGAATCGCGCGCTCGACCAGCTCCACGGGCTTCATCGTCGGGTGCAGGTCGTTGACGCGCGGCTTGTCGATGTGCCAGACATCGCCCTGGTCGCGATCGCCGCACCAGTAGCGCGTTGCGCCTTCCCGCCAGCCGTAGAGGATGGGCTCGTATTGGCGCTGGTAGTCTGACCGGCCAAGGGTAAAGGCGTTCTTCGCCCAGATGATGAAGGTCGACCAGTGGCCGCCGGAGGCGCGGAAGGCCGCTTGCAGCGTGTCCAGTTCGCTGGAGGACATGGCGATGTAGACTGCCCCGTCACAGTGCGGCAAGAGCAGCTGCAAGGCATCGCGCAGAAAGTCCCCAAACCGATCGCCAAGCTTGTCGTTGAGGATCGGGCGCGTGTCGTCGGCGTAGGCGACGTTGTAGGGCGGGTCGGTAAAGACCATGTCCGCCCGCTCGCCGTTGGGCAGCAGCTGCGCGTAGGCCTCGGCGGTGGTGGCGTCGCCGCAGACCAGCCGGTGCGGGCCCATGATCCAGACGTCGCCCGGCCGCGAGACGGGCGTCTCCTGCACCTCGGGCGCGGCGTCGTCGTCGGTCAAGCCCTCTTTGGGCGTCTCTTCGTCGGCCAGCAGATCGGCTAGCGCTGCGTCATCGAAGCCGAGCAAGTCCAGATCGAAGCCCTCCTCGCGCAGCGACTCAAGCTCGATGCGCAACAGTTCTTCATCCCAGCCGGCGTTCTCGGCAATCCGGTTGTCGGCGATGACGAGCGCGCGACGTTGCGTCGGCGTGAGGTGGTCCAGCACCACCACCGGCACCTCGGCGAGGTTGAGCTTGCGCGCCGCCGCCAGCCGGCCGTGACCGGCCACAATGATGCCGTCGCTGCCCACCAGGATCGGGTTGACGAAGCCAAATTCGGCAATCGATGCGGCAATCTGAGCAATCTGCTCATCCGAGTGCGTGCGCGGGTTGCGGATGTAGGGCAACAGGCGCTCGATGGGCCAGCGCTCGATTTTGTCGGCGAGCCAGTTCATTTGCGATTGCATCCCCAGGGTTGATACGGGGGGTTGTCCAGCGGCCATGCGGTCGTTGAAGACGCCCGACAGGCCTTTGTTGGCGTTGAGTTAGGCCGTCGCAGTCACGCCCTCGGGCTCCCGCTCAGCCTTGACCTCGTCCCAGGTCTGGCCGGAGGCCTGCAGCACCGGCGTCTGGTCGGGGTGGCTCTTGATCCAGCGGATCAGAGCCACATCGACGTATTCGGGGGCAAGCTCCGAGGCCCTGACCCGGCGACCGCAGGCTTCGCCTGCGAGGATCGTCGTGCCCGAGCCTGAGAAGGGCTCGAAGACGATGTCGCCCTCATCGCTGTAGGCCTCCATCACGAACGTGGGTAGCCCGACGGGAAACACCGCCGGGTGGTCGATCTCGCGCTCGCGGTCGATCGGCCCGCGCTGGCGCGTGACGGTGATGACCGAGTCCGGGATGCGGAAGTCTTGGACGGGACGGTCGGCGTGCGTCCAGTCGCTCGGTTTGCCGTCTTTGTCTCGCAGGCCGCCACCGCCGTTGAGAGCCGCAAGATGACTGTAGGTGCCCGCCGCCTTGCACGGCACGATCTTGTTGGGCTTTCGGGCCTCGCGATTGAAGTGGAAGATGAACTCGTGGCGCGGGGCCAACCGCCCGGCCCAGTCGCCCGGCACCGTCACGCCCTGATCCCACACATACCAGCCAAAGCGCCGCCAGCCTTGAGCGCGCATCCATTCGATCCAGCCGTCCCAGTAGGGTTGCCATTCACCGTCGCGATGCACCAGGCCCAGGTTGACCAGCATCTGGCCGTCGGCGCGCATGATCGGCATGGCCGCGGCAAAGACGCCTTGCATGAGCTCATCCCAGTCCGCAATGCCGCCCGTGGTGTAGTTGCGCTGGTTGGCATACGGCGGGCTGGTGAAGAGCAGCGCGGCGCGCTCGCCCGCCATCAGTCGCGCAACGGCGTCAGCGTCGGATGAGTCGGCGCAAATGAGCCGGTGCTGACCCACGCGCCAGATGTCGCCCGGGCGGCTGATGACGATGCGCGGCGGCGCGGGGATGTCCTCGTCGGCGTCTTCGGCGTCTTCGGCGTCTTCGGCAATTCCGTCAATTGGCGGATTTGTTTCGTCGTCAGAATCGGCCTCGCCGAGCAGATCATCGAGCTCCCCGTCACTGAAACCGGTCAGCATCAGGTCGAAGCCTTCGCCCTGCAAGGCGGCCAGTTCCTCGGCCAACAGCGCCTCGTCCCAGCCCGCATCCAGGGCCAGACGGTTGTCGGCCAGGATGTAGGCGCGCCGCTGCGTGGGGCTCAAGTGGTCGAGCACGACCACCGGCACGGTCTCAAGCCCGAGCCGCTTGGCCGCTGCCAGCCGGCCGTGGCCCGCGAGGATGTCACCGTCGGCCGAGACCAGGATCGGCGCGGTAAAGCCGAACTCGGCGATGCTGGCCGCAAGCTTGGCGACCTGCTCGTCCGAGTGCGTGCGTGCATTGCGCGCGTAGGGCTTGAGTCGCTCGATGGGCCAGATCTCGAGGTGCTTGGCCATCGCAGGGGTGATGGTCATGCGGATGACTCCACAGGAGCGTGGTGATTTTGGGTTTTTGGGGCTTGCGTCGTCTGCCGACTTGCCCAAGCCGAGCAACCAGCGCCGTTGCTGGGGTGGTAGCGGATGGCGAATCCGCGCTCGACCAGTCCAGCGGCCACCGGATTGCCGCATGGCGCGGCCGCCCAGGCGGGGTTGCGAGGTGGCCGGTGCCGGCAGGTGGCGCAGGATCGATCATCGGAACTCTGGAACGCGCACACCGCCGTCTTCCGAAGAGATTTCGATCAACGCCTCGCGGATCACTTGGTCGAGGATGTCTTCGACCTCGCGCGGGTCGGGTTTTGCCGCCACCGCCGCGACGATCTGCGCCGAGACTTGGCGCGGTATCTGTTGCATGCGGTCGCGCAGCCGCCGGGCAAGATTGAAGACGGTCACCTTCACCTCATCGGCGTTGATGAGCTTGCCTTGCCGCTCCTCGTATTCGAGCCTGGCCAGCTTCGCGGCGTAGGCCTCGCGAACGGTGCGGGCCTTGTGGTAGTTCGCCGACAGCGCGTCTTCGCCGGCAGCTTGCGCGGCGGCGTTGGCGGTTGTCGCCTTGGTTGTCGCCCCCGTGGTTGTCGCCTGCGACACGGGCGGCTGCGCCACACGGGTGCGCTGATTCCACTGCGCATCTGCCTTGGCGGGGTCGATGGTGCCATCGGGTTCGAGCGTGATGCGGCCCGTGGCAACCGCCTTTTGGACGGCGGCCAGGGACACGCCACGATGCCGAGCGTAGGCGCGCAAGCTCATGCTCATGGGAATTTCCAGCTACTGGATGTCAACCCAAGTGACAACCGACAACCGACAACCGACAACCTTTTTTTTGGACTGACGCTAGCGAAACGCCGCGCTGCGCGCGGCCCCCGCGCTTCAGATGGCCCGGGAGGACCCGTTAATCGTCGCCAGAGGCGCGATTGCGGCCCTGGCAATAGTCGGTGACGCCTGCAGCGCAAAGCCGCTCAAAAGGCTTCCTATCGCGTTTTAGGGCTATCGACTTTCAGTGTTCCGACGCACGCTTCAGCCCTTCGTCAGCTCCTCGCGCAGGGCGCGTTCCATCTGCCGCAGGTACTCCCGCAGCACCACGCTGCGCACCGTGTCGGCCATGCCAAAACGCGGCTCGACCTTCTGCTGCCGACGCAGCAGGTACAAGGCCAGGATGCGCTTCTCGTCACGGCGCTCGAACACGGCACCGGCACGGTAGAACACGTTCTTCTTCGCCAGCATCTGGCCCGGCCACTGGCTCTTGGGGATGACCTGGGTCTTGGCTTTTGCGGCCATCCGGCCCACGGGGATCGCCAGCTTGCCGGTCTTGACGCCGCCCGCCTCCTGCAGCGCCATGAAGCGGTCGCGCGACCAGACTTCGGCACTGAGCGTGCGCGGGTTCGCGGGCGTGACGCCAACGCCCTGGACAACCCAAGGCCGGCGGATGGTGAACCGCCGAGGCATCA